CAAGTCGGTGTTGTTGCTACCGTAGCAGGAGCCGATGTTCTTGTTACGGGGCTAGAGGCTACTGGTCAAGTTGGGTTTGTGACTGTCGCTGCTGAAGCAGTAGCGTCAGTTACTGGGGTGTCTGCTAACGGTGATGTCGGTTCTGTTGTTGTTGCGATCAACGTTTTTGTTGATTTAACAGGTGTATCAGCATCTGGACTTGTTGGTTCTGTAGTTGTAACTGCTGATGCGGTTGTTGCTCTGACTGGTGTATCGGCAATAGGTCAAATTGGTACGGTTACTGTTCTAGTTGTTGTTCCTGTTACTGGTGTTCAAGGGACGACGGTTCTAGGGACGATCACTTTAGAGAGCAACAATTATCTAGATGTCACTGGTTTGCAAGCGACAACTTCTGTCGGGACTGTTACACTCACTGGTGTGTGGAGCAACCCTGATGATGAGGCTAATGTGTGGACGGATGTTGTTCCTGGCTCTGATGTCTGGACGCCAAAGGCAACCGGATCGAATACTTGGACGACACAATGAGAGTGGTGTTTGGTCAATGGACGCCTGACCGTCCTGGTGTTGCAGGAAACCTGACAGAGGCCAAGAATGTGCTTCCTACAGCATCAGGGTATGGATCGCTGAATGGAACAGCTAACCTGTCTGATGCTGCTAGTGAGAATCTGCTGACGGTGTTTCCTGGCCGATGGGCTGGCGCTACCACGCTGTTTGCTGCTGGTGCTGGCAAACTGTTCAAGTTCGATCCTGCTGACGCTGATCTGGATGATGTTTCCAGGACTCCGACTGCTTACTCCACAACTGACTTTTGGCAGTTCACTCAGTTTGGATCTCAGGTGATTGCGTCCAACGGTGTAGACAAGCTGCAAGCATGGAACATGGCATCCAGCACAAGGTTTGCTGACCTTGCTGCTGCTGCTCCCACAGCATCGTTTGTGACCGTTGTGCGGGACTTTGTTGTCGCTGGCAAAACCGCAACTTATCCTAACCGTGTACTCTGGTCGGACATAAATGATGAAACCGACTGGACTCCTGGTGCTGCCAGCCAATCCGACACGCAGGACATTCCTGACGGTGGTGAGATTCGCGGTATCACCGGAGGTGAGTTTGGTGTCGTGCTGATGGAACGTGGTCTGTATCGCATGACCTACATCGGCGCACCGTTGTTCTTCCAGTTCGACAACATTGCTCGAAACGTAGGCTGTTACGAGTCTCGGTCGATTGCTCAATATGGCCCGATGACGTTCTTCCTGAGCGATGACGGGTTCTTTATGACCGATGGTCAGCAGGTCAAGCCTATCGGAGCAGAGAGGGTTGATAGGTGGTTTTACGCTAACGCAGATCCATCTCAGTTCAGCAAGATGAGTGCTGCTGTAGATCCGGTCAACAAACTGGTTCTGTGGTGCTTCCGGGACATTTTCAACGTCCAGAAGCTCCTGATCTACAACTGGTCAACAGATCGTTGGTCACACGGTGACTCTGGTGCTGACTACATTTCCAGCATTGCGACTGCGTCCACAACTCTGGAACAGTTGGACAACATCTCAGCTAGTTTAGATGCGTTGCCAGCCTCTCTGGACTCGCGTTTGTGGACTGGTGGCAAACTGATCTTGGGTGGTGTATCCGGGGCTAGGATTGTGACCTTTGCTGGAACTGATCTCACCGGAACGATCAACACAGGCGACATCACCGTAGAAGGCCAGGAAACGCTTATAAGGCTTGCTAGGCCACAGATTGACAACGGTAGTGCCACCGTATCAGTCTCATCCAGAAAACGGCTTGACGGGGCTATCAGCTACTCTGCTGCGGTTGCTGCTGACAGCGAGAACAGGGTGAGCCTGAGATCGCGTGGAAACTATCATCGTCTGTCGATCACTCCGACCGGGAACTACGACACTGCGGTTGGTGTTGATGTGGACATCGTTCCTGTTGGTGGGCGCTGATGTTTCGCAGGTTGCCGCAGCAGGGTGGTAGTCAGCGAGAGGTTGCTGAAGTTGTCAATCGAGTTCTGGATGGCAAAGTCAACTCTGTTGGGTTGGTGACTCTGGCAACTGGGAACGCTACGACAACGACCCTGTACGACGCTAGGATCAGCCCTGACAGCATTATTTTGTTTGTCCCATCCTCTGCTGCTGCCATAGCAGATGCAGTCCCCTACGGGGCATTTCAGGACACCACAGATCAGACCGCTGCCAGCACCACTGCTGCTTATGCCGTTACGCTCAACACGACGGATTACGCTGTTGGTGTTGCTATTGTCAGCAGTTCTCAGATTACTGTCCGATCTGCTGGTGTGTACAACATTCAGTTTTCGTTCCAGTTTGCCAACACTAATGTGGCGATCCAAGATGTAGACGTTTGGTTCAGGAAAAACGGTACGGATATTGCTGGATCAAACAGTAAGTTTTCAGTGCCTAATTCTCATGGTGGTACGGATGGGCATTTGATTGCTGCTCTAAATTTTTACTTGGAAATGGCAGCAGGTGATTATGTTCAGTTGATGTGGTCTACTACTTCGACGGATGTAAGTCTAGAACAGCTTGCAGCGCAAACGAATCCGACTCGACCGACAACACCAAGCGCAATCGTCACGATCAACAAGGTAGACGAATCGTCCTCATCTGACATTTACGCATCCAATCAGTTGCAAGGCGAATGCACAGTTAATCACTTTGCCAACTCGACTGCGGATAAGACGTATCGATATGTCGTTCTCGGTTAGAGTGTTTGTAGAGCCGCAGAAGTTGCGGGAAGTGTGGGAATTTGTACGGCCAGGACTGCTGGAGGTCAAGAGGGCAAGCAGGGATCAGTGGATACCGGAAGACATCTATGCTGACTGTTTCGAGGGTCGGTCGATGCTCTGGTTGATGGTAGAGGACGGAAATCCTGTCGGGTTTGGAGTTTTGCAGCCGATGGGTGACACTCTGCACATTTGGGCTGGTTGGGGCAAGTTTCTGATGGGAGATGGTTTCCGTCATGCCCATGAGATTGCGCTAGCGGGTGGAGCGCGTAAAATCTCATTCGACAGCAATCGTCCTGGGTGGGCGAAGATAGCAGGCAGATACGGATTTCAGCCTGTCAAATGGATTGCAGAGGTGAAACATGGGTTCCAGAAGCAGACCGGAAGTAACCGAAACTAGGATTGATCCTAGACTTGTTCCGTTTGTCGAGCAGGGTCTGAGTGGCGCTCAGAGTCTGTTCCAGACAGGGCAATTGCAGTTCAAAGACCCGACGACTGGCGAGATGAGAGCGGGTTTTGTCCCGCAGTTTTTTTCTGGTCAAACCTATGTCGGGCCTTCAGACTTTACGACTCAAGCGATTCAGTCTGCTGCTGAACGCGCACAGGCAGGATCTCCGCTAGTTTCCCAGGCTCAACAGGCTGTCGGTGGGTTGACTGGTTTCCAGTCACCCGGTGCTGGTATGTTCCAGAACATCTACGGTGCTGCACAACCGCAAGCCGCAGGTATGTATCAGGACATCTACGGTCGAGCCGGTGAAGTTGCTGCTGATCAGACTGCTGGTGGCGCATACCTTGGGATGAATCCATTTCTCCAGGGTACTTTCGCTGCTGCGGCTAGGCCGATTGAGCAGCGATTCCAATCACAGATCCAAGATATTGCATCGCAAGCCTCTCGCGCTGGCAGGTTTGGATCGTCTGCGATGGGTCAACTTCAGGCTGGCGCTGCTGAGTCTCTTGCTTCCAACCTGTCTGGTCTTGGTGAGCGTCTTGCTTTCCAGGGATACCAAGCTGAACGGCAGTTCCAAGAGCAAGCTCTTAACCGTCAGCAACAGGCTCAACAGCAAGCTCTCATTAACCAGCTTGCTGCTGCTGCTGGCATCGGTCAGGGTCAGTATCAAGGTCTGTCCACGCAACTCCAAGCTGCACAGGGTCTGACTGGTGCTGCTCAGGGTGCTGCTGGCATTCAGCTTCAGGCAGCTAATATCGCTCCGGCACTTGCTGAACAGGATTACGCTGGTGCTCAGAAGCTTTTGCAAGCCGGTCAACTCCAAGAGCAGTATCAGCGTCAGGTTCTGCAAGACGCTATCAATCGATACAACTTCCAGCAGGAAGCTCCTTATCGTGCTCTGTCGCAATACAGCGCATTTTTGTCAGGGTTTCCGCAAGGTGCTCAACAAGCCGCACCGTCCTACACTAACCCTGCTGCCAGTTTGCTTGGTGGTGCTGCGCTGGTGTCTGCATTCAATCAACCGCAACAGGCTCCTGCGAGGTAATCATGGCTGATCCCGTAACTCTTGCCGCTATCGGGGCTGTCGCTGGTGCTGCCACTAATAAGAAAGATCCGGTCAAAGGCGCGCTCATTGGAGCGACTCTTGGTTTCGGTGGTGGTGCTGTTGCTCCTGCTCTCATGGGCGGTGGTGCTGCTGGTACTGCTGCCGGAACTGCCGCAGGTACTGGT